CAATGAAGTTGATGACAAAGAAGCAGGTTTAGAAGTTGGTGGTCAATATCAAGCATTTGGTTATGCAAATCTTGGTGATGTTGAAAATGCTGAATGGGGTTATATATCTATTGTTGACTTACTTGCATCTGATGTAGAACTTGATTTTAACTTCATTCCTAAGCCATTTAAGGAACTTAAACTTAAAGGTTGATAATAATATTGATTTGAAAATTAAAATAGTCCAGGATTTATTTCTGGACTATTTTTAAGTTATCACCATAATAAAGTGATTGTTTTTTATTTTGATTCATCAAATCCTTTTCAAATCAAAAAGACCAAATATTTCATCAGCATTTTTAACTTCATTAAATATTTTATGTTCTGATTCAACTTTGTCAGGATGACAACTAATTAATAATAAAGATGTTAGAATAATTGTAATTGTTAAAAACCCCGGTTCCAAACCGAGGATTTGTTCCGGGCCGATCGGAGGTCGTACAACCTCTCTGGTCTAGAGACCACAACTATGTTTATTATTTCTTATGTTTATTTTCGTGACATTCAGTACATAAACTCATAAGGTTGTTGTAATCAAATCCTAAGAATTTTATTTGTTCTAAATCTTTGCCTGTTAAAAATGGTTGAATATGATGTACTTCAACTGTTGTTGTAACTTTGTCATTCTTTAAGCATTCTTCACAAAGTGGATTATTTTGTATTTTAAGTAGTCTTAAAGATTTCCAGCGTGTAGTATTGTAAACTTGTTTTTGTGCTATATTTCTGTTGTGATTATAATTGCTTAGTTTTTTAATTGGTTTATTGATTGTTGGCATTTATGTTTTCTTATTTTTTTGATTGTAATATAAATCATCAGGATTTTTATATTCAACTTTGACAAACTTATTAAATCTTGATTTTTTATTTCCTTTATTCTTTTCTCTATATTGTCTTTGATATTCTTTTACTTCTTCGTGTGTTTTCATAGTCATTATTTAATTTTTCTGTAATCAACAAAAAGATATTGTATTTTATCTTCAAATGATTCATTTTCATTTTTTTCAATATGGTAATCTTTATACTCAATACACTTGACATATTTAATTTCTTTTCTTTTTGTTTTTAGAAATGTTTTTAATATATCAAGTGTTGGTTCTTCAATATCAAGTTGCAAAAAATAAAGTATTTTTTCACCAAATATATCTTCACAGGAACATGAATTAATTAGTTTCTTTTTATCATTGTATTTGCAATAATTGTTGAATAATTCATTGTAATTTTCATTTAGCAATTTATGAAGTTTAATATTCATAGTAAAATCATTTTTAAGATATTAAACCAAAATTGACATTGATTACAATTGCTGGTGTTTTTTGATACCATTTTTGGTCGTTTATAATTTGTGTAAAACATTTAGCAATACCACGTTTGCATAATTCTGAAAAGTATGGGAAGGCCTTATCATACCTATTTTCGTCAAATTTTTGCCATTGAAGAAACATGCATAAAAGTCCATGTTGTTTACAATCATATCTATTTCTATAATCAACATATTGAAATTTCTTAATCATTTCATTAGCAATAAGAATCATCATATCTTCAGCTTTTTTAGTTAGTTTTCCTTTGCCTTTAGATATTTTAATTTCATAAAAAAAGTCAGTTTCATTAATGTATTTCATCTTTAGTTGATTTTATATATTTATAATATTTCATATAATCATTTAATATTGTCCTCATTATCCAACCAACAGATTCATCTTCAAGAATTGCCAATTCCTTAAAATCTTCCAATAATTCACTTTCTAATCTAAATGAATATGCTACTAAGTTTATTCTATCTTCATTTTCAATTTTTATTCTTTTATTACAAATTATTGTTCCTTCCATTTAAGTTTATCTAATTTTTCTTTTCTGTCTATTTGCTTTAGTTTAATAACTAATTGACGAAATGTAAGTGGAAAATCTTTATCTTCCTTTTTTACTTCATACATTATAGTGTACTTTTTATTTTTCATTTCTTTTGTCATTAAATTTTGAATGATAAATCATTAAAGAACTTATTATTAAACACACCAGTAACGTAATTTGTATTGCTCCAAAAATATATCCATCCATAGTTTTATTGATTATTTTTATTATATATAATTTTGGCTTCACTCCCTAACTCATTTATTACATTTATTTTACGATTTTTTTTCAAAGATTGAATAAATGTTTCCTGTTCAATAAATCTTCTACTTTCATCTGTTAGTAAGAATTCTTCAATTTCTTTTTCTAACTTTTCTTGTTCTTCTTTTGTCATTTTATTTTAATTATTTTTATTCAGGAATTTATTATAAATATGTAAGTTGTTTGCAAAATGATAATAAGTACCTACTTCAACATTTAATTTTTGTGCAATCATTTCTTGTAATAAACTAAAACAATATTGATCATTACAGAACCCATACCACAAATCATTAGAGCGCATTAGAACACTCATATTTAATTTGTTGTGTAATATCATAAAGTTGATTGCATATGTGCAAATAGTGTCACGTTCATATAAATTATTTTCTTTAGCATCATATAATGAAATACTTGCTCGTCTTGAATTAGGATTTTTAGTTAATTCATTTACTACATATTCAATTTGATTGCCTCTATTCCATTGGTAACCATAGTTAGAATTTACTGTACCATCTTCATTCATCATATTCAACCATATTTTGGCGGATTTTGCTATTTCAGTTGCATCAGGATTTGCTGACATATACCAGTTCCACTCATTCTCAGCATAATCTTTCTTCCATTTACGGTATTGTGTATCTATATTTCTATATGAAGGATTTTCAATGTAAAATCCTTCATTGAATATTGATTTAGTATTATCAAATTCTTCACCAAATAGAGATATATAGTTATAGTAGTATTCAAATGCAGTTTGAGCACAATCAAAATAATTCATTATAAATTTTGATTATTTTTTATTGATTCAGTAGAACCAAAACCACCATTACCACGTTCAGTTGGTGTTGTATGTAGTTCATTTATATCAACTACTTCAAAATCATATATAACTGGAGTTAAAATGAATTGGACAATTTTTTGATTTGCAACTAATACTATTGAATGATTTGATACATTCCATAAGTTAATATGTATTTCACCAGTATAATCTTCATCAACTACTGATGCTCCTACAATTAAACCAAGTTTGCCCATACTTGATTTATTGTTTGCTATAAGTGCTGTATTTTTTGGAAGTTCAACTTTGATTCCTGATGGAATACAAATACTTTCTGTTGGTTGGATAATTATTGATTCATAATCTGAAGGTAAATAAAAATCAATACCTGCACTACCTTTTGTTCCTCTTGTTGGTGTCTTTACATTTTTTCTGATAACTGCTAATTTCATTCATTTTTGGATAATTTTTTAAAGGTTAAAAACCTTAGTTTATTGTTATATATATAAATCAAAAAATATGACTTTTTGCCATTTATGCTGTAATTCTTAAAAACTCAATTTTTTGTAGTCTAATTATTTCATCATATAAATTGTACAACTCTATTTCTTGCATTTTGGTATAAACATCATCAATAGATTCTACATAACACATTTGCTTCAATAAATCATGTTTGTATAATGTTCTATTGTCATAGTTCAAATCAATCATATTTACAGTATTACAAACAATACCTTCAAGAAAACGATATGTAATCCAGTTATTATTGTGTGCTTTATCTGCTATACAGAGATTGTATTTTGAACTATTTATATGTTTTAATAATGTACTGTGATTTACTTTTGCGAGTGATGTAGTGCTTTCAAATGTGATTTTATCAACACCAATTAAAAGTTTATTTAATCGAGTTTCATGAAAATATCTCATCAATGAAAATTGTCTATCTGAAGTTCTGTTTGAACCATAATATATTAAATCGTATTTTTTAAAATTGTAAAACTCTGGTAGTTCTATTGACTTAAACATATGTTCAAACAATTTTATTGTTTCTCCTAATTCAAGTTTGTCTTTATATTTCTTTTCAACTAATTTGCAATACTTTTCATAGTCATTACCAGTAAATAATACTTTTGCTTTATTCATTCTTTCAGTATAATTATTTACTTCATCTATAGTTAATGATTCATTCTTTTTAAAAATGATTTTGGCTGTATTTTGGTAAAATAATTCAGGGTCAGTAAGTAGGTAAAATATTCTGCCATTAAATTGAGCAACTTTTCTTATTTTAGTATAAACTTCTTCACCAACAATACCACCAAAAAAGTTTATTGGAGAACCAATTACGATTAAGTCATCATAATCACAAAAACATACTTTATTTATATCTAAATATGAGTTGTCAGCATTTTTAATCTTTTTTTCTGCAATATCAACTACATCATAATTGTAGTATTCTTTTAAGAATTTTTTAGCATAGGTCACTTCAACATATTTATATGCTTTCTTTTCAATTGCCATTCTTTGGTTAATCTGAATAATAAGTGCTTTCATTATTTTATATCATTATTTTTTGTATTTGAAATAAATTCTTCATACTCATCTTTTAAGTAATCCATATTTTCTTCATATTCTTTTATAAACTTATAGTATGTAGGTTTGCTAATAAAATATTTCTCTTGTATTTCTTTTGGAGTTTTCTTTTCAAAGAATAAATCATATAATACATCTATTTTTATCGAATTATCAAATTTGACAGGACGTCCAGTATTATTCTTTCGATTATCTATCAAATCATTCAATTTATTTTCCATTTCAATTGAATGAGCAATCAATCTTTCTTTTTCTTTATAATTATTGAGAGCACCTAAATAAGATACTGCATCTAACATTGAATCTTCTTGATATGAAAAATTCATTCTTGAGAACTTCAAAGCAATCATAGCATAATACATATCTTCAGTTGTCAAATCTTTGCCACTCATTGCATTAAATATATCTCTCATTTTTGTCATAGATTGGTCAAATGGACCATAATTTCTTTCCTTCTCTTCGCTTCTTTGATTTACGATTTCATCTGCTTTTTTTAAAATGTTCATTTTATAATAATTTGTTTTTGATAACTATAAATTGTCTTGTTACAAGTCTTTAATAGTTATATTGGCTTTTGTCTTAAAGTGTCCCAAATGTGTTTATTTGTTGGTCAAATGAAACAATACTTAAATGCTTTGCTTCTTTGATTGATAACAAAAATCCTTTGTGTAATCCGTCTTTTGTTGTTCGTAATTCATGTTTGTTTTTTATTGTGTTTAGATGTTTTTTTGATAATATGTAATAATCTTGGTCTAAATCACCAACAACATATAGAAAATAACCATTGTCAATATTTATACCTGAATCATACCATTTTTCATCTGATTTGATAAAACATTCAATCCATAAGTTACCAGTTTTTTTGTGTGATATATCTCTTGATAAATCATAACAATCATACATTCCATGTCTTTGCATAATTTTTGTCATTGTGTCTGTGAAATCTGTTTTTTTACTTTTCATTGCTGTTTTTTTTTAACCCATTGTTTTGGATTCAGATTTTATTTAATTTTTCAAGTTTTTCTTTTCTTACTTGTTTAAGTGTTTTATAGAAAATATTGAAATCTTTTTCTTCATAAAAATAAATCTCAGCATTATTGTTTATATTAACATATACAACATATACTTCTTCCCATTTATTACTAAATCTCATTATAGCTTCTTTTCCTTTTTCTATAATGTTCCAATCATCTTTTTTATGTCTTTTCTTACATATTACTTTTTCCATAATTTTAGTTTTTTTTATTCTGAAAATACTTTATTGAGTTTTTCAAGTTTTAATTTTCTTAAATCTTGTTTTTCCATAAAATATTTATTGAATTTTTCAATATCATATAAATATTCATGTTTATCATTATCTACAACTAATACATAATTCAAAGAACCATAACCAAGCCATAAATCATTACCATATTTTTCAATATATTCTCCTGTAGTTTTACATGTATAATATTCATACATCTTATTATTTTTGATAATATCAGATGTATTACCATAACGTACATTATATGTTCCTCCACCATAACGAACTTTTTTATGTTTTTTTATGCAAATTGTTTCTGTTTTCATAATTTTAATTGTTTTTTGTTGTTTTTTATAATTATTTTATTTTTTCATTAATACATTCACATTATTTGATGGTTTTACAGCTTTAAAATTGAATATTTCATAAATGTCATTAGGTAATAACGTCAATCTATATTCAGCGTAAGCAATAACTTCTTTTTTATCAGAAATTTTCAATTGTCTTTCGCCCATACAATCTTTACTCCATCTACATTGTAATCCATAAATTGACCCATAAAATGTGCTAAAGAATAAATATCCTCATTTGTTTTTAGGCCTTCTTTGAACCATTCAGCTGAATAACCTTTTAGAATTTCAATTTCTTCTTTAATCTTTTGTCTCGTTGTTTTCATAATTATTTGTTTTTTTTATTATATATAAATGTTTATGCTCTTTGTTTTAACTTTTTGTCATTTATTTTCAAATTATTTTCATTTAATTTTTAATTGTCATTATATCAATTATTTAGGGTTTAGTAAAATAAAAAACAAAGTCTTCTTTTAATATTGATAAACCTTTCAAATAATTTATATCACTTAATAAATAATAGTTGTCATTTACACTTACTATAAATGCTAAACATTTATAAATTTTCATTTTCATTTTTTTTATTTTTTTCTTTTTCCCATCTTATATTTGCTGCTGTAGTTCCATCTTTGGATGCTTGTTTTCTTTCTAATAATTGTTCATCAACTCTTATATTTTTATATAAGTTATCATCATCTTGATAAAATAGCTCATAATCATTTAATATTCTTTTTAATTTGTTTTTGTTTTTACATCTTGTTGAATAAACTAATGAATCAAAATCTATTTTACCATCATTTTCATGTAATGATTCAATAATACAAACAAATAATCCATAACCTTCATGTTTCTCTAATCTTAATAGTTTGCTTATTTTTTCATCATTTCTTGATAAGTAGTCCCATTTGAACCATGACCTTATTTCTTTTAATTTAGTCCTCATTATTTTTTTTGATATTATTTTTCCAATAACTTAACATCATCTCATTTACTTGAGCTTTATTTTTTGTAACATAATCAGTAATAAAATCATTTATTAGTTGAGACTTAGGAACTTTTAACATTGATGTAACAACATCAAAATCCCTTAATACATCACAATCAATGTAATAACTTTGCAATTTCTTGTCTTTTTTAGTTTCTTTTTCCATAACGTTTAATTGTTTTTTTTATTATATATAAATTGTTATGCTCTTTGTTTTCACTTTTTATCATTTATTTTCAACTTATTTTCATTTAATTTCAATAATGTCATTTAACATCATTTATATCAACATTCAACCAAAAACAAAAAGAACATCAAGCATACACATATGTTTGGCACACAAAGTGTGCATCTTATCTATTTTACATTTGAATCTTTTTTTGTTTTTTTTCTACCACACTCGCTACGCGAGTGTAATAAAAGATTTAAGTGAAATTGATATTGATTGAAGTAATTTCAAACTGGATGACTTCTTACTTTTACTATTACTATTACTTGCATATGCACAAATGATGCAAATGCATATGCACATGCATAACATAAATGACATTCTTTATATACTTATCAACATTATGGCACTTTATTTTTGACAATGGTTTTGGGTGGAACGCCCATGGAATTCATGCGGAACGCCCATGGAAATCCCATGGAAATCAAAAATGTATTTTTAGTTTGTTCCTTATTTCAATATAATCAATCCTTGTATATGCTCCTTTTATATTGTATAAATATTTGAAGTTTTTGATTTCTTTTTCAGTAAGTTCATTCTTTAATAAATGAAAAAAGTGATTTAATGGTTTTAAGTCACTTAGATAAAATATTGTTTTTTTACCTGTTCTACATTCAATTGTAGATCCTGTCATATTGTATATATAATCACCATACATACAATTATTTAATGGGTCTATAAATATGATTAATAATTCAGGTATTTGATTGTATTCAATCCAATGATGTTCATTTATTCCTGTTTGATAATTGTCATCAAAAGGTTTGTAGGTTTTTATGTCAATCTTTGTTATACTATTGTCAATTTCTTTAATTCCATTATTGATTGTCCATTTTTGTATGAATAAATCGAAATAATGTTTTTCTTCTTTTATGTTTTTCATGACATTATAACTATGAATACTTTTTTCATATTCAGATAAACATTGTAATCGTTTAACAAATATATATTCACCATAGTCACCAATAATTTTACTAATACTATCTTTCATACGTTACATTTTTATTTGTATATATAAATCCTTCATTCCATGATTTTTAAGCATAAAAAAAGACGCTCAATGAGCGTCTTTTCATTAAGGTTGATTTAAGACCTTATTTCAATAGATTTTTTATTTTGTAAAGTATCTCATCACTATCAGATTGAAAGTGTTTAGAAAGAGCCTCAAACCAATTAGGATTTAATAATAACTTACCTGCATTTACAAACTCTTCTTTGAAAAGTAAATTCAAGATTGGTTCTTTTTCTGATTGTTTAACTAATTTAGCTTCTTTGTTTGCAAGTTTTTTAGCATTTCTTGCTTCTAATGCTTCTGGTGATAATTTTCCTTGACGTGCCATAATGATAAATATTAAAAGTGAATAAAAAATAATTTAAGATAATGCAATATATTTTGTTCTTATATGATTTAATTTCAACAGTTTGTCATTTGTTTTATAATAATGTAATGCATTTACACAACTATCAAAATCTTTGTAATACTCCTTAGTTCCAGCTAATTCTTCTTTATTTATTCCTTTATAATAAAATTCAGGATTTGAAGTTGTATCAAATACAGTTGCATCAAATAAAGAACCTTTAATACTATCTACAAACTCAATATCATATTCAATCTCATTAGAAAGTCCAAGAAATGAGTTTTTTGTTACTTTAGTTTTAGTTTTGATTTCAGGAGCTTTATAAACTCCATCTATAATCTCTACCTTCGATTCTTCTTTTGGTGGTTCAAAGGAATTCATAATTTTGCTTTCCTTATTTATAACATCAGTATCAAGTAAGTCTTTCAATTTTTTCAAATCATCAACAATATTTGTGACATTTTTTGTTGATATATTTTCTAAAACCTCTTTTTCATACTTTTCAGCAGTTAAAGATTTAGATACCAATGTAATAATTAAACCAATTAAAGGACTTAAAAGAATAGATAAAAAGAAAGAACCTGCAAATCCAATTTTTCTGTTTGAACCTAAAAATCCAACTAATAAACTAAAAACTAACCAACCTGTTGCTATTTCCATAATATTTATTTTTGTTGATGTAAAAATACATTTACCTTATTAAATTGGTACTCACAAGTTTTATTTTTTTTATATTTCTTCATTTTGTCATAGTGTTTCATCTTATTAAGTATATTTTTCATCAATAATAATATATGGTTTTTATTTTTAAGTGTGCCTAAAATGTCCTAAATGAAATTGGAGTATATTATTTGATGTATCTTGATATAGCATGAATCAAACAAGGATGTCTTTTTCTTTTATAAACTCCATCACCTTCACGATTTAATGTACCTGAACCAGTATTACCTTCAATAGTAATGAAGTAACCATCACTATCAGTATTGATATAAAATCCAGTATGACCAACACGACCAAGATTATTAAAGTAATAAGTAACAACATCACCAGTTAATGGTTTTGTTGTAGGTCTCGGATAAGTCCATATTATATCTTGTGGTTTTGCATAATCTGGTGACCATGCTGAATTAGGATTTGGTATATTAAATTCAGTTAAATTGTAACCTACAAATGCACCGCACCAAGAAGAACCAAGTGGAGCACCAACTGATTTGTTATATTTATCAACTTCTGGACTACGATTTTCACCTTTTGTTTCACGTACATTTAATTGACTATTTAATGCAATTAATAATTTTGAACGAACCTCTGGATTTTCAACTCCACCACTTCTAAAAACCAAAGCACTTGCTAATATGAATGTTAATATGAATTTTATTGCGTAATCAATCTTTCTATCTTGAGGAATATCTGAAAATTTTGTGTAGATATTTTCATGTAAAAATTGATAAACGGATGGGAAAGCAATTCTTAGAGATAAATGCGCAACCCATAAAGAAACAAAGAATAAAACTATTTTAGAGAAAATTGTTTCAATCTGACTGAAGAAATCAAAAAATGCTGAATGTGGGAATAGTATTGTAAAGAATATATTTATTAAATAGAATGCTATAAACAATAAAGGAACTACAATTAGTTCTTCTTTGAATGTTTTGTAAAAATCAGAGTTTTTTATTTTTTGCCATAATTTAATCATTTTTAGTTGTATCATTTTTGTTCTGCACTAAGGTCATTGCAGATTGTCCGATTATAAGTGACACTAAAGCATATATAATAGTTGAATCTATTTTTATTTCTGCCAATAGTGAATAAGTAACAACACCAAAAAATAAAACAAATGAGAATATAGCAATAACCCTTTTGCTACTAACTTCAGGGCTATCACTAAATAATTCTCGTATAAATGTTGTTCCAGTCATTTATTTATTTTTTATTTTCTGGCTTTACTGGACATTTGCTAAATAACTCATGTTCAGTCTTCAATTTAATAACTGTTTCTAAATTAGCGTCTAATTTATTTTCAATACTATCTAATTTAGTCCATATTTGGTCATTATATTTTTGGAATAACCTAAATGTTTCAAGGCGTTCTTCACGCAATTCAATAAATTTTCCTTCAATATTTACAATTTGAACCTCAATCTGTTTAACCTTTAGATTGAGGTTCAACCATACCCCAACAATACCACCTATTATAGTTATTATACCAACGATTACTTCAATCATAGTTTTAGTTTTTTTTTTAGTCAATCAATTTCACAGCTGGAGATTGAGTGGTAGTTGTAGTTGTTACAACTTTTGTAATTTTAAAATGTTTAACTAAGTAGATAACACCAAGTGTTATAACTACGCCTAAAATAAATCCAATCATAATTTTTTTTTTTTTATAATGTCCAATCAAAAGATAATACATTCGGATTATCAAGATAAACTGAATGCCATGTTGTTTGACTGTCATTTGAATAGTCACAGGTAAATGAATCTCCTGAAACATTGCTTACATTCATATTTAATACTCCTGAAGTTGAACCTATAGAGCTAATTTGATATGTTGAACTTCTTGTAGTATTCATAACTCGTATGTATACATTATAAGTGGTAAAACCATTCATACCAAAATATTGATAAGTTAATTTTGATGAAGGAGATCCAATAGTTAAATACATTAGTTCAATTGATTGAATTCCAAGTAATGTTACTATTTGAGTAACCCTGCTTAATTCTGACCATGTTGAACCAGATAAATAAGAACAAATTGTTGCACAACTACCTGTTAAATTAAATGTTGTAGGATTAGAATATAATGGGGTTGTTAATTCAATATAAGTACTACCAGTTTTTGTTACTGTTGCTAATGATATTCCATTCATTTGAATATCAAGTTTTAATGAACTATAATTAATTTGATTATTTGTTGCGCATCCATAAAATGTTGTTCCTGTATAATATTGAACTGTTATGCCATTTTGTGCATAAATATTAACTCCTCCTGATGCCAATTTACAATATCCATTAAATGAACTTAATGAATATGGAGAACTTACATTTGGTTTATTTGGACTATATTTATTTACCAATGATGAAGTACATAATCCAGATAAAGTCAAACCACTTGTATATGAGTATCCTAATGATGTTCTTACAGCATAAATTGAAATTGGTGATGTTAAAGCCACAATTGCAAATCCATATATTAAAGGATCAGAACCTAAGTTTGTTAAAGTAAAATTAAAATAGTTAGAATTACCAGGGGTTACATTTATTTTAGATGAACTTATTTTTGCTCCGGTACAACCTGAACCATTATAAAAATCACAACTTAAAAAACTTGATAATTGTACTGTTGTTGCAGAATTTACAAACATATCAGGAGTTAAAGAATAAGTTGTATTCATTATTCCATTTATACGATTACCTGACATTACATCTAATATACCTTTTTTTAATATATAATAGGAATTTACTGGCATTTTACTTCAATAACTTTTTTAATTCATCAATTTGAATCTGTTGTTCCTGAATTGCTTTAATACAGATTGTTGCTAATTGCTGATAATTGACTGAATAATATTCATCATTGCGAACTACAAATTGAGGAAATAAATCTCTTAATTCCTGAGCAATTACACCTGTATGCCTTTTATTATCTTCATTTCTGCTATAATTTACAACTCTTATTTTATTTATTTTATCCAAAACTGATTCAATATTTATTACATTAAATTTCAATCTTTCATCTGAAATTGCTGTTATATCCATAGTTGCAACAATATATCCTGTTACATTTAATGTAGAACCTGACCATGTTATTGCAGAATTTGCACTTATTTCATTTGCATTTCCAGTTGCAGCTAATAAATAATTTGCTGTATTGTTATCAATAATTATTGTTGAACCACCAGAACCAGAGCCAGAACCAGAACCAGAGCCAGAACCACCACCAATTGATATACCACCAGAAACTGCAATTATATTTGAACCTGTACCATTTTGGTATATTCTTCCATTTCGCGGTTGAGCAGGAACTAAAAGAGTTTGTATATTAACATTTGCCATATTTTTATGATTGATTTACTATTGCAACTATCGTATTTATATCAGGTGATATTTCTGATAAATTGCAATTTATTGTACTGTCTATATAATCTTTTTTATAATACATAACCATAAAGTTCTTTCCGCTTAAGTAGGTATTATCTTGAATAATATTAAACGCATTAAATCTATTATTCAAATCAACTGAATTGAGTGAATAATACCCTTGTTTGAAGTTTGAACTTAATGAGTTAATCAATAAACTTTCAATATTTGTATAAGGTGATGCTGCTCTTGACCATGATAATATTGGTGTATAACTTACTCCTGTTAAAGTAGTTCCAGAATATAATAATTTGCCTCTGTCAATTGGTGTTGCAGCAGTACCACAAATTAAATCAACTTTTGTTGCTTCATCAGCAAATGTAGTATTTAGATAACCTGCATATTCTATATCATTGGTCGTCATAGTTTTATAAGTTGAAATATCAACTATTTCAACAACTAAATCTTTAATTCTTATTTCTGTTACAGAAGAAGGGTTCCAATCTGAACTTGCTGATGTTCCATAATAACTTCCAGTTGTTTTATCTATCCAACCAATTTTTTTAATCATAAAAAAATCAGAATAAATAGCAACATTTGCACCACCAGATAGGTTAATATCAACAGGGAATACAATACCTTCATCTCCATTCCAATCAACTATTGAAGTGAATTTTTCATTTGTATTTGATAAATCGGATGCATATGCATTTACATAATATGTATAACCTGTATTATTAGGTTGAAATCCAAAGTTCAAAGGAGTATTTTTAGTTGAGTTTTTATAATTACCAACTGTAATATCAATTCTTAAACCAATAACTTGATATATATTAGATGAATTATCATTGAACCATATTTTACCAGTTAGTTTAATTCCTGCACCTGCATTACAAACATAATTTGGATTAGCCAAAGCATTTGATTGCAAAGCTGTTATTGTCAAATTGGGTTGTGTTTTAATATCACATAATTTTGACTTAGTGCCATCATTCATCCATCTTAAATAAACATTTGGACCACCATTTGAATCCATTTGCCACCCACCACTTTGTAAAGAATAGTCATATCCATATTCAGCAGTAACCGTTGTATTTCCAGTATAAATATTTAATGCATAATGATTAGTTAAAGTTTTTCCTGAATGTTGTAAATGACTTGAATTATTTGTTATATCACTTGAAGTCCAATAAGTCGGGATTGTGCAATTAAACTCAGTTATATTGCTTAAACAGGTAGGTAAAACCTCTTTTAATATATATGGAGAATAACCAACTATTTGTTTGTTCTTACCTCCACTTATTTCAATCTGAGCTCCTTCACCTGTATAACCTATTGATTGCAATGTTTTGGTGTTGCCAGAATTGTATTCTGTACCCGCGTATGAATATATTGTATAACCAGTATTTCCTGATAAATAAAAGTTTGAATAAGTAAATGCTGAGTTTGAGGCTAAATTATGAACATCTGTGATAACTAAGTTTCCATCAATTTGTGTTATTATTGCTCCATAAGGTGCTAATATCCCATCTAATACCTTTCTTAAAGTTTCAGGTGTTCCATCTTCATTTGAAAAATTGGCATTATCTAAATATGTCTGATGAAAAATAGTTGAACCTGCTGTAATTGTTTGACCTGAAAAAGTTGTTGATAAACAAATCTTCAACAGATTAAATGGAAGAGCAATTTTGTTGAATATGTTTTGTAGTATTTGCCATTGTGAAGTTACCCCTGTATATAATGCACCATCAATAATATTAACACCATTAAAAGTTGTCCCAACAATATAACCTGAACCTGTTGAATAATACATTTTTTCCATTAATGAAAATCCATCATTACCAGAAAATGTTACTTCATAATTACTTATTTCATTATATGGTTCAGATTGCATTTCTGAGTTCAAATAACCAACCCAACTTAATGCTCCATTTCTAAAATGTTTTATCATTATATTTTGTCTATCTGGTGTGTAAAGTCCAGATAAAAACTCCATGTTGTTAGTACATAATATTGCACAATCACAACCTGTTCCTCTTACACTTTGAAACTTTGAACTTAATGCTGGCATTTCAACTGAAAAAGGTTTTTCACTTCCAATAACTAATTCAGGTGTTAATGTTGAACCAGTATTTTGCCATAATTCAACTGTATTTAATACATTATCTAAATCATAAAAATTATAAAAGTATTTCTTTTGATAACTCATTATCTTGTATTACTTATTTTTTTGTTGTGATTATTCAATACACCAGTTAAAGAAGTACCTGTAATCTTAAATTCTACTTGATGACCAATTCCATTTGATTGACCTTTATTTATCATAGAGAATAAGTTTGCTTGTTGTCCATGATTTAACATCATTTCACCACTATTCGCCATAACTGGTATGTTATCACCACTATAATTTGAACCTGGAACAATACCACCCATTGCAAACTTTGGAATTGCTGCAAATGCAGCTAATACTCCACCAACTGCTGTTGCAATAAAAGCAGGAGTAGTAAATACAGCTGCTGGCCCTGTTGCTGATGCACTTTTTTCTGCATTTGATATTGCTATTGCCTCAGATTGAGATAATGATGCAGCAATAATTTGAGTGACAAGGTTTAGCATTGTTTTTAATATATTTTTTGCAAATCCTTGAATGCCATTATCAGCTAATTTGAAAGAATCAACCATACTATTTGTAAATCCACCAATTACACCAACTATTGCAGAATTCACAGCTTTTTGTGTTTCTGTCATTTCTTTTTTAGTTTTTTGAGAAAACTTTGTAATCTTATCATTGGTTGCAGCAATTGATAAATCAATATTTGCTAAATCTGGTGGTTTTGTTTCAGTTGTTTGAACTACTGGTTTTGCATCTGCACTTTTTATTGCTTTTAATCCAGTTCCTGAAGTAATACCTGCTAACCTAATTTGCTCATTATTGTCACGATTTACATTATCAAGCTTTTTAATATATTCAGCCAATTTATCATTCATTGCAGGTGTAACTGTACCACCTTGAGATATTACGTTTTGTATTAGTTCTTGTTGTTTCTTTACTTTATCATTTATTTCTTCATAAGCAGTTTTCTTTTCTGCAAGTGCTTTAGCATCTGCTTTTTCTGCCATCAATTCTTCAGCAATACCACCTTTTAATATTCTAAGATTTTTTTGATTGTTTTCAGTTACTACATTTGATTGTTTAGTTATTGCTGCACCTACACTATCAAGTTCAGTCATAGTTGTATGGTCTAAAACAACCTTCATATTTAACTTTAAAGGATGTTCATTTATAATCTTTTGTTGTTCTTGTTGAAGTTTTTGAACTTCAACACTTATATTTGAGTTTGTTTTATCTCCAACTGGTTTTGCAAACTTTGAATAAGTTTTCTTTGAATTCTCATCATTTATTTTTTTAGTTAGCTCTTGATATTGTAATACTGCTTCATAATTTTTCTTACTTTCTGCTGTAAATCTTACTACTCGTAGTAAATCTTCTTCAGAAAACAATTTTTTCATCGCTTCATCACGTTTTGCTTCATAATCTTCAGTTGCTAAAAGAAGATTTCTTGACATTTCTTGTTTTCGTAATTCTAATGCTCTTGCTAATAATGCATCATATTTTGCTT